CCGACGGCAGCGGAAAACTCATCGACGAAGAGGTTTTCAAGCAGCCGTTTCGCCTAGACCGCAAGGACGCCTTCGAGGAAGCGAAGGACAGCTATGACGCTGCGTATGACTGGCTGAACGAGACGATCAATGTGACGCCACTGCAAGAGGATGCCGGGGGAGAGGCAGAATCCGATGAGGAGGACTAGCCATGCCCGACTACGGTGCCACGCCCCAAGAGCTCGAGCAGTACGGTAACGGCCTGAACCTGTGGCAGTCGCTGATGCTGCTGCAGCGATGGGCCCCGCTCATCGGCTACGGCCAGCGGTTCATGGCTGAGCCCGACCCGTACCGGCGTTCTCTCGTCGTGGCGGACGCCGTTGAGTGGCTGGCCGCACAGACGCACGCCAAGGTGGACGACCAGTTGGTGAGCAAGCTGGCCGCCGTGCTCAAGACGCCTGCGGGCGAGGATCTCGTGCGTTGGGTGATGTCGCAGGTGGAGGCCGTCCGGTGAGCCATGAGTCACTCGTACGCACCGCCGCCGTGGTGGCGGCAGCTGCTCTCCTCGCTGCGCCGTACCGGCAGCAGATCGCTGGGTACCTCGCTAAGGCCACCGAAGCCGCCAAGTCCAACGGGCCAGCCCTCGGCCGGATCGCAGCCGCCGCCCTCCTGATCGCCGCGGCATGGGGCAAGGTGCCGATGCCGAGCCTACCGAGCACGCCGGCCGTGCCTTCTTATCCTGTCTCGACGCCGAGTGATGAGATGCAGCGACTCGTGACGCCCGTGGCCAAGTCCATGGCGAACCTGAACCCGGCCGACCGTGCCCTGTGGGCACAGACCTGGACGAAGGCTGGCGTGGTCGTGGCAGGCGACGCCGTGACGACCGAAGTGGCCTTCACCGATACCCGCTCGCTGCGTGCGTTCACCGCGCTGGCCTTGGACATCGCCTGGCGTCGGATCGGCCGGCATCAGCCTGGCGAGATCCCCGGCCTGCGGGACGCCGTCGAGGAGGCGTACAACGCCGCCATCGGCCGAGACGTGGTGCCGGTGGATGCGTCCATGCGGCAGCGGTTCAAGGACTTCGCCGAGGCAGTCGCCTGGGCCGGCATGAACGGGGGCTGACCGATGGCCTTCGTGCCGCTCTTTGGCTACACGCCGGATCCGACAGGTGCCCAGGCGTTCGTGTCGTCTCTGCCCCGCCCGACGATGGCCGAGGCCGGGGCTGAGTTGCAGACCGCCAAGCACGACGTGTCGCTGTCGCAGTTGCTGCTGAAGAGCATGCCGGCGTGGAAGCGTGGTTCGCAGCCGATCGGCTCGTGCGTCGGCTGGGGCACGGCGATGGCCGTGGACATCCTGGCGGCCTGCGACATCTGGCTGCGGCGTGAGCCTGAGACGTGGGGCGGCCGGTGTATTGAGGGCGTGGTCTACGGGCTGTCTCGCGTCGAGGCCCGTGGGCTGTCCCGCAATGGTGGCGGTGACGGCAGCACGGGCTTTCATGCCGCCAAGGCCATCAGAGACTTCGGCACGCTGCACTACGGCCAGGACTACGGCGGGAAGCGTTGGGACCGCCAGCTAAGCGGCACCGAGGAGCGGACGCTTGGCCGGGACGGACTGCCGAGCAACCTCGAGCCCCATGCAGCCCAGCACAAGGTGGCTGAGGTCACGCTCGTGCGGGGTTTTTCGGACTGCGCAAAAGCCATCAGCAACGGCTATCCGGTGTACTTGTGCTCGATGCGTGGCTTCTCGATGACGTTCAAGCGAGACGCCAAGTACGGCGGGGGCTGGCTCACGCCCATGGGGACGTGGGCTCATTGCATGATGGCCTGCGACCTGCGGTGGGATCGGCCCGCCTTGCGGGTGCCTAACTCGTGGGGCGACTGCTACGACGGCCCGGTGGACGACAAGGCACCGCCAGCGTTCCAGCGGACATCGGGCTGGGTGGATGCGTCCGTGATCGACTCGATGTGTGCTGGCGGCGACTCCTACGCCGTGGCCGGGTTCAACGGCTTCCGGCCGTCGCTCATGCCAGAGGACTGGCTAGACGGAGTTCTGTGATGAGGTGGATGCTCCCATTCGTGATCGTGTTTGTAGGCTGCGTGCTCAGCATCCCCGACGACCAAGGCGTGTCTGCGGATCTCGCGTGCGAAGCGGCACGTATGGCGATCCAGATGCGGCAAGAGATTCGGCCGACGCCGACGCCCGATGCCGGCGAGTGCGAGAACTGCAACGGCACCGGCAAAGTCGGAGACGGCCGCATCGTCATCAAGTGCAGCGTGTGCGACGGCACCGGCAAGAAGCCCGTAAGCGTGTGCAAGGACTGCCCCAAATGACCCGCCAGCAACTCATCGACGCCGTGTGGAACGAACTGCCGGCCAAGCGGTATTTGCTCGGCCGCAAGCGTGGCGAGCGGCTCATCGGCCGTGCCCTCCGCAAGTGGCCCGTGCCCGTGCTGTACCAGTGCGATCCGCAGCAGACCGCCGTGGTGGGCCAGCACCTGGCCAAGAGCCTCGAGCGGCAAGAGCGTGCTGAGTACGGCATGGGGTTTCTGGCCAGCATCATCCTGGCGGCCATCATCAGCGAGATCGTGAAGATCCTGATTCGTCGCTGGCTGGAGAACCGTGTCGAGATGCTGGAGGCCCTGTCGTGACGGAGGCCACCAAGGAGACGCTCTACACGGCGTTAAGGGACTACGGCTTCTCGGTCGTCGTCGCCCTGGCGGCCGGCTGGGTGCTGCGTAACGACGTGCTGATCCCGCTGGTCGAAGAGCATCGCGTGTTCGTTCGCAGCCTGAGCGAGACGCAGAGCGAGATCAGCAAGGCAGTCACCGAGCAGACCAAGCTGCTGTACGAAATGAAGCACATGCGAGAACAGCCATGAGCCCGATGAGCCCACGAACGCTGCGGCCGAGGCAGACGCTGCACCCCGAAGCGGCCAGCTGGCAGGCTCGAGTTGTCGCCAACGGGGGCAGTGTGGGCACGGCACTGCCGGCCGTGGACAGGTTCTGCAAGGCCATTGCATCGGCTGGCATTCGCAGCAAGTTCTACCGGCTAAACCTGTTCTGCGGCACGGGTTTGAATGCGTGCCTCGTGCCTCTCTACCGTGGTCAGTCGCAGTCAGGGACGCAGTTCGGAAACACCGTGGACACAAACGTAGGGCCGTTTGTCAGCGGGGATTACACCGCAACGGGCGGGCTAACTGGTGGCGGATCTAAGTATCTGGATACGGGATTCGCCACCAACATTCTTACTGCTGGAGATCGGCACATTGCCGCGTATGAACGAGTTAGGTCAGGGGCGACGTTCAACACGTTCCTTGGCTCAGAGGCGATTTCTGGCGTCGCGCAATCCTTTTCTCTTGGCTACAACAGCCCAGCAACCACCGTGCAGTATGGGTATGGTGCGTTTAGCCCCAACCTAAGTGCCGTGACGCTATCGGCGGTCGGTCTGTGGATGGGCGTGAACACGCCAGCCAACGCAGGTCTGATCTATCGCAACGGCGTGCAGGATGCCACCAACACTCAGAGTGCAGCCACACCCGAAGCCTCGAACATCTTCGTGTTCGCTCTGAATAGAGCTTCGACGCCAGCAGCCAACAACATCTACACCGGCACGCTTGGCGGCTATAGCATCGGACTTGCGTTTACAGCGGCAGAGGCCGCCGCCTACTACACCGCAATGCAGGCGTTCCAGACGGCCCTTGGAAGGAACGTGTGATGTGGCTGTCAGACATCACGCTGCCGCTGCCGTACGGCGACTGCCGTGGCCTCGCCCTCGTCTACGACTACAACGTGGCGGTGACGCTATACGAACTGCAGCAGGCGTATGGCGATCCACGCCATATCCCTACGGGCAGACCGCTGACTGATGGCCGATGGATGATGTATGGCGACGTTCTCAGCGAAGTCGGGAGCGGCGGCATCCTTGCCAAGGCGTTCTCGCACATCACGCCCGAGATGATGAGCCAAGTGGAGGTAGTGCCGCTGGAGGTTGCCAAGGCACTGCTGCCGCAAGAGCCCGCCTAACTGCAAGACGTACGGCACAGAGCCATACCCTGAGACTCAGGCCACGATGCGGGCCAGACCCGAGCCACGGAGCTAAACCATGTCCCATGTGAAGATCAAGCGGTACGAGCGTGACGTGAGCATCGTGCTGCACAGCACCACCACGCTGGCCACCACGCTCAGGCTGGACGATATGGCTGGCGGTGTGGTGTCGCTTGGCACCATGAGCACCAACGCCACCACGCTGCAGACGTGGGGCGGCACCGCAGTTGATGGTGCGTTCCGCCGCATGTACGGGGCAGACGGCTCGGCCGCCGACATCACGCTGGCCCCCTCGAGCACGGACGGCAGGATCTACGCCCTGCCTGATGCGGTGTTCGCCGTGTCGTTCCTCAAGATCGTCTCGGCCACTACGAACAGCACAGGCACTCTCGGCATCGTCAGCCTGAAGAGCTAATGCCCCAACGCATCCCATGCCACAGGCCGCTGCGTCTGCGTGCGTCACGCCCACAGCGAGACGAAAGCACCAGGCCCAACGCGGCAGCCCGTGGCTATTGCTCAGTGGCCTGGCGTCGGCTGAGGCAGGCAGCCCTGATCCGTGACGCATGGCAGTGCCAGGACTGCGGACGCCTGTGCACGGACAAGCGTGAAGCCCAGGTAGACCACGTCGTGCCGAAGTCCAAGGGTGGGGCCGACGAGCTCGGCAACCTGCGGACGCTGTGCATCAGGTGCCACGCACGCAAGACGAACGCTGAACGCCGCAAGCCTACTTAGGGTTTGACAAACGCAATACCATGCGTGCACCAACAAGGAGGTGTTGCATGGCATGTCGGAAGTGTGGATCTTCGTGGCTTACAAAGACGGGTAAAGACTGCTCTAGTTGCCCTCATTGCTGCAAGCAGCAACGCTGCAAGGCAAGAAAGCAAGGCAGATGGAAGGAGTCCAGCGATTGCCAGAAGTCGTGTGCGGCTTGCGGAAAGCTGTTTTCCTCAACTCACAACAACCAGAAGTGCTGCGGTTCTGAGTGCCAGAAGGCCCACCGAGATCAATGGCTCGCGAAATGGCGACCTGATTACCAAAAGCAATACAAAGCCGGACGTAGAAGAGGCACGCAATCAAAAGCGAGTCGATTGCAATGCACTTGCCCGATGTGCGGCATATCCTTTAAGCGTCACGGCCCGAAGAAGTATTGCTCACGCGCCTGCTTTGCTGCTGCTCGCAAAGCCGGCATTCAGGCTTGGGATAGGACCGCCCAGACCGAGGCTACATGGCATAGAGGCGGCCAATGGAAAAACGCCCCGAGCAAAGCGCACATTGCAAGCGTGGACAAACTCTACTCCTGGCTTGCCAAGGCTTCTGCATTGTGCGGCAGGATGTGGAGGTTGCACCAAGAGCAAAGGCACTGTCATGTATGTGGCACTGCGTGCAATAGAGGAGCATCTCGATTCTGCTCGTATGAGTGCAACAAGGCGTGGCGTGGCGAGAGGCAGTGCTTATGCGGAAATACAGTCTGCGACGCATCCGCGTTTGGTCGTCCACCGCTATGCAAGGAGTGCATTCGGGAGTCTAGGCGTTTGCAGAAGCGAATGTATGGGAGTTACCGCAGACGCTGCAGGACGTATGGCGGACGCTACAACGCAGCTGTCAAGCCAAAGAGCGTGTTCGAGAGAGACAGGTGGCGGTGCCATGTATGCGGAAAGAAGACACACCAGAACTTCAGTGTTCACGACCCAAGGTCTGCAACTGTGGATCATCATCCAATACCATTGAGCAAAGGCGGCGACCACGATTGGCACAATGTTCGGTGTTGTTGCTTTCGGTGCAACAGCCTGAAGGGCGCAAAGTGGGATGGGCAGCAAAGGATTGCCTTTGCCTAGTCTGCATGGATTAGGCACTGTGACAGAGGGTGGTTCGGCGAATGCCAACCTCGTCTGTGGAATACCCGATGTTTCCCTCGCGCGTGCGCGTCCGCACATTTCCGCAGCGTTTTTGAGGTGGCCCGATGAAGCGAGGACCGAAGCCGATGCCCGAGGCCGCCAAGCGGCTGGCTGGCAACCGTGGCAAGCGAAAGATCCGGCCGGATCTGCCGGCACCGCCAGGCGTTCCCCCGATGCCGGCTCGGCTGTTGGTCGAACCGCTCGCCGTTGAGAAGTGGAACGAGTTCGTGCCGATCCTGTCTGGCCTCGGCACGCTGACGACTGCTGACGGCGAGGCGTTGGCTACTTTGTGCGAGGTGTACGCTGCAACGCAGGCGTGCCTGATGGAGCTTCGGGCCAGTGGTCCGGTGATGCACACCGACCTGGGCGGCGTGAAGCCCAACCCGGCCGGGCCCTTGTATCGTGGATTAGTGAGCCTGCAGGCGTCGCTAATGGGCGAGTTTGGGTTGACACCAACTAGCAGGACTCGGCTCGGTGCCAAGGAAGAAAAGCCAACCGACGAAGTCGAAGAGTTCTTCAAGCTCCACGGTGCCTGATCTCTGCGAAGAAGGGCAGCGGCGTTACCGCCGTGTCGTTCACTTCTTCGAGAACATCCTGCGGCACAGCAAGGGGCAGAACGCCGGCAAGCCGTTCAAGCTACTGCCGTGGCAGCATCACGTCATGCGTGAGCTCTTTGGCCGGCTCACGCCAGAGGGCATCCGCCAACATCGAGTTGGGTACATCGAGCTGCCGAAGAAGCAGGGCAAGAGCACCACGCTGGCCGGCATCGCTCTGTACATGACGGCGTTTGACTCCGAGCCGGGGGCCGAGGTCTACGGTGCGGCCTGCGACCGAGAGCAGGCGGGCATCATCTACCGTGAGGCGGCCTCGATGGTGCGAGCGTCGCCTGCTCTGAGCAAGCACCTCGAGGTCATCGACAGCCGCAAGACCATCATTCACAAGGCCAGCAACTCGTTTTACCGGGTGCTGTCTGCCGATGCGTTCCGGGCCGAGGGGCTAAACATCCACGCCCTGCTCTTCGATGAACTCCACGCACAAAGGGACCGCCGCCTCTGGGCTTTCGCCCCTGGCTGAGAGGCCGGGGGCGGAGGCCCGGGCAAAACACGCGACGCACTAAGGTACGGTGGAGCAGCCAGACGATCGCCACTCCTGCTGTCGATCACCACGGCGGGCTACGACCGCAAGAGCATCTGTTGGGAGCAGCACGCCTACGCCGAGCGGTGCATTGCGGACCCGTCTGTAGACCCGGCTTTCTTCGGGTGCATCTACGCCGCTTTGACCGATGACGATTGGAAAGACCCTAAGACGTGGCACAAGGCCAACCCGTCGCTGGGCGAGACGATCACGGTGGAGTCGTTCGCAGCCGACGCCCGTGAGGCTGAACAGTCGCCGTCCAAGCTCAATAGCTTCTTGCGGTACCGGCTGAACGTCTGGACGACGCAGGACGTGCGGTGGCTGTCGCCCGATGCGTGGGCGAAGTGCGGCGGCCAGCTGCGTGACGAGCTCGAGAAGCGTGAGTGGTACGCCGGGCTCGACTTGGCCAGCACCACGGACTTGTCGGCGCTGGTGCTCGTGAGCCAGGCCGACGACGGCACCTTCGACGTTCTGCCGTACTTTTGGGTGCCAGAGATTAACGCAGCCGAGCGGACGCAGCGGGACAAGGTGGACTACATCGGATGGATCCGTGACGGGCACATCCGTGCTACCGATGGGAACGTCACCGACTACGACGTGATCCGGCGAGACATCGTGGAACTGTCGCAGCAGTTCAACATCCGCCAGCTGGGGATCGACCGCTGGAACGCCACGCAGCTGGCTACGCAACTGCAAGGAGAAGGCATCAATGTGACAGGCTTTGGGCAGGGCTACGCCTCAATGTCGAGCCCTGCAAAGCAGCTGGAGAACCTCGTGCTTTCGGAAAAGATCCGGCACGGCGGCCACCCAGTGCTGTCGTGGATGGCGGCGAACGTGGCGACACAGAGCGATTACGCCGGAAACATCAAGCCGAGCAAGCAGAAGTCAACGGAGCGTATCGACGGAATCGTGAGCCTCGTGATGGCACTTGGCCTCCACGCTACGGCGACTGCGAAGCCAGCAGACCAGTCCTGGGACATCATCACGCTATGAGCGAAACAGCCACCAACGACTACCGGATGCACGAGCTCCGTGGCATCGACTGGAGCGAGATGGGCGGTGGCCGCACGTCATCCGGCATCCGGGTCAACGCCGACACGTCGATGGCCTGCTCGGCCTACACGGCGTGCATCCGTGTCATTTCGGATTCGGTCTCGTCTCTGCCGCTGCACCTGTACGAGCGAGTGACGACGGGCGGCAAGCGTAAGCAGCCCGAGCACCCGCTGTACCGCCTGCTGCACACGCAGCCGAATCCGTGGCAGACGGCTCAGGAGTTTCGGGATTGGATGACCGGGCTCTACCTGCACTACGGGGCGTCGTACGCCGAGAAGCGGCCCGGCCCCCGCGGCACGGTGGGCGAGCTCTGGCCGCTGCACAGCAGTCGGATGGAGGAGGAGCGGCTGGAGAACGGCCAGATTCGCTACCTGTACCGTGAGCCGGATGGCCGGCAGACGGTGTACCGCCAAGAGCAGATCTTCGCCCTGCGGTACACGACGAGCGACGGCATCCACCCCATCCCCACGTACCGGCTGTTTCAGAACGCCATCGGCCTGGCCCAGGCGTTGGAGGCTCACGGGGCCACCTACTTCGGCAACGGTGCCCGGCCCGGCATCGTGCTGGAGTCCGACAACCCGATCCCCGTGGAGGCGGCCGAGCGTCTGCGGGAACAGTGGGAGCGGATGCACCGTGGTGCGGATCGAGCCCACCGCACTGCGATCCTGCCCAACGGCGTGAAGGCCCACGAGCTCTCGCAGAGCAACGAGGCGGCCCAGTTCCTTGAGACACGCCAATACCAAGTCATCGAAATCTGCCGGGCGTTTCGTGTGCCTCCACACATGATCCAGAGCCTGGAACGCAGTACATACAACAACATCGAAGTGCAGGGCACCGAGTTCGTGCAGCACTGTCTGCTCAGTCACCTGAAGCGGTGGGAAGCGGCCATCGCCCGTGACCTGATTGACGACGACGAAAAGTACTTCGCTGAGCACAACGTCAACGGCCTGCTGCGTGGCGACCACGCGAGCCGCTCGGCCTACTACGTCTCGGCGATCCAGAACGGCTGGATGAGCATTAACGAAGTGCGTGAGATGGAGAACCTCAACCCGCTCGGCGTCGAGGGTGACAAGCACTTCATTCAATTGAACATGACCACGCTGGACAAGGCCGGCGAGGAGCCGCCTGCACCGGAGCCGGTGGCCGAGCAGCCGGTGGTCGAAGCCGAGGACAGCCCGGCCGACGAGCTCGAGGACGACGCCGAAACAGAGGAGC